GCTGCTTCTCAATTTAATAGAGGACAAGGAGAAGAAGGGATTATCGGTGATGCACTAAAAGCATTAGAGGTAGGAGGCAGAAGTGCTGAGTTAAAAGGCCGAGCAGGTATTGTTGAGACAGGAGTAAAGTTAAAAGATATGGCTTCTCCTACTTTTTACACTCCAATACCTATGATGGGTATGCCGACCATGTCAGCTAGACAGCTAGAAGAAGAAGGTATAGAAGCTGGTAAACCTATAGAAGAACCAGAGAGAGATTTATTTAAAGAAGATGCTCTTCAGTTTGCAGAGAATCTTAGGATAGAAGCTAACGCAATGTCCAATACAGTTGGACTCGATAAGGATTTTCAACAATCATTTCCGGGTCAAGTAATACAAGGTGTAGGTCAATATGGGCCTATGATTATGTATTCGCTTGTTGCTGGTGCTCCGGGAGCTGCATCACAAATAGCCGGTATGATGGATACCGAAGCTCTTGAAGAAGCTGAAAGAACTTTAGGTAAAAAGTTTTCTGAAATGTCTGATGAAGAAAAGCAGCAGACTAATTTTACTAGACTTGGCCAACAAACTATTGGAACTGCACTTAATCTGTTTGCGTTTAGTAAACTTATTCCTACTAACCTTAAAGGTAAGGTGTCTCAGTTTCTAACAAACAAAGGTACACTTAATAGGCAAGAATTTACCCAAGTAGTAAATTCATTAAGAAAAGATATTGCTACTTCTATGGCAGCTGAAGGTATTACTGAATCAGCTGAAGCATTTTCATTAGATTTACTTACAAAATTTAGTGGATTGGATTCAAATAGAGAAGTATTCTCAGTTGAAAATATTAGAGAAAATTTATATCAAGGGTTGGTAGGTTCTTTCTCTGCTGGTGGTACTACCACAATTACTGGTTCTATAGGAAAGGGATTAGAGAGAGTAGGTAAAATAAAAATACCTACTCCGGAAACACAAGCGGTAAGTTCAGAGGAAGTTAGTGGTAAGAAAAAATTTAGAGTAAAGTACACTCGCACTACTAAAGAGATTGGGCAAGCTGATGTAGTATCAGATACAGTAAGAGAGTTTGATGCTAAGGATGAAGCCGAAGCAAAAAAAATTGTTGAAGGTAGCACAAGTAAACTACCCGGTGTTGATTTGGAATCAATTATTATAGAGGAAGTACAACCAACAGAAACAAAGGTTGACCCAGTCGTACAAGAAGAAGTAGATACCNAACCGGTTACTGACNCAGTTGACCCACAAGAAACTGGTGCAGAAATACCTATAGGTGTATTTGGTGATATTGATTTAGATACAGTTCCGGGACTTACATCTCAACAAAAACAAAAGATTACTGAACTAAGACAAGAGGCTAACACTGAGGCTCGTAAAATATTTGGAGCATTAGATGACCCGACAGGTGAGCTTGATGCTCAAGCCATCGAGGAAGGACTAGAAGCACTTAGACAATTATCAGAAGAAGGAACGGTCGGTGCTACAGCTCAACAGAAACAATTCTTTGATAGGATACGTGATATAGAACGTAGACAATCTGAGATACTTGGACGTGAGTACATACCAAGAACTGATGCAAGTATAGTACGTGAGGTAAGAGATACTATTGTACGTACACCAATGGAAAGAGCTACACCAACATTCTTTGTAGGTGCTACTACAGCAGATGCTACCACTAATAGAACAGATGGAAGAGTTGTTGAGCCAACTGGTAAAGTAACCAAGTTAGTCCCGGATGGAGAAAAACTTTATGAAATAAAGACCACTGTAAAAACATCTGTCCGTGGTTCTGTTGTACCAGAGGGTAGACCTAGTGCTGAGTTTCAACCAGTAATAAGATATGTTACAGCCAAGAGTGCACAGGAAGCTAAACAAAAATATAAGGATGCTAATGACCGTGCTATTCAAGAACAGAAGCGNGACTCAAGAGCTAACTATCCAAGCACAGTACAAGATGAAATATCTCAAAGAGCTTCATATAAAGTAAGAGAAATAAAAGATTATGATAATGATGATAAAACTATCATAAGAAATTTATTTGATGCTAGTGGATTTGTATTTCTAAAAGATACACCATTTGGAATTGACCCACTCATTAGAGGTGAAGCTGTAGGTGCTACAGATATAGTAGAACAAATAGATGATGATGTAGACTTAGAGTACGGTGACGTTGCTAGTGAAACCGTAGATGGTGAATCACTTGGAGATGCACCAGTGGTAGGAGCATCAGTAAATCTTCCTAATGCACCACAAATTTCTAGAAAAGATTTTAGGGGTAAAAAAGGATTCTTTTATTTTTCTGACAGAACTAAGGTAGGTAACTACACTGGATTATTTCCGGGAGAAGGTATTAATATTAAGTTACAAGGTGGCCCGGCTTATGCTTTCATCCAAAAGAATTTAGATAAACTTGCGGGCTGGGCTTTTACTTCAGAGAATATATTTTCTAAGTTCTTAGATAAAGTAAAAGGAACAGATGGTATTGGATTCATTACACTCTATAAGAAGGAAAACCTTAGAGCAAATGGTACATTCCTCAAAGCATATGTAGCTGAAGTCAAAGCTGCTATCAAAGCAAAAAGAATTACTACTAAACAATTTCTTGAGGCAGCTAATATAGCTAGAGAACAAGTGGTAAACCTAAAGAGTAAGAATGCTAAGACAGGAAAGATTACATTTACAGTTCCCAGAGAAGGTAAGGGTTATGAGTTATTCTCTAAACCATTTAAGAGTGTAGCTGCTTTTGAAAAAGCTATGGATTTAGTTGGCTTTGAACCACGTGGCAAAATGTTTGCGGTTCAAGATAAATTTACAAATAGAGGTGGTCGTAGAATTAAAGTTCCGGGAGAACTATCTGGGGGAAGATTGGCTGCCATAAAGAATGTAAGTAAAGGTTTACCGGATGTAATCAAGATGATTGATTTGTTTAGTGACCCGGCACTTGAAGGTAGAGACAGGGGTGATGTAATCGGTGCAGTTCAGTTCGACCAAGAGCAGACTAGTTCTACTACAGCACAGGAGTTAGGCACAGAAGAACACTTAAGTTATCCATTGGTAATTAAGGGTAAAGGTATAGGTGCATTCTCTGACCCAACAAATGTTTTAGATGTAGTACAGATAAACAAAAGAAGAAATGAAGCACTAAGAAGTGCCGAGACTTCTATGCCTACAGGTACAGTAGGTGCTACTCAACAAGAGACACAGACAGATGCAGAGCGTTCCGTTATAGGTTCGGCCGTATCTGCTGCACAGAAGTTAGCCGGGAAGCTAGGTGTAAAGATTGAAGAATCTACTACAATTAATAGACCGGCTCAGTATAACTACGAGACACAAACTATTCAGTACAATCCTCAGTTACTAGCTAACAGAGGTAAGGACTTTAGCAATGCAGCAATGCGTGAGGAGATTATCCACGCTGCTATGCACCAAGTAATTATGAAACGTAATCCTAGCCTAAGTGCTAAGGCTGCGTTTGAAAAGGCAATGTCATCAATAGGTTCTGATTTAACACAGGAACAAAAGGCCTTGATGACTGAAGTATACGGGGACTTAGATACTGATTTAAATTACGGTGCTGAGTACACACGATTTGCTGTACAACATATCTTGGATGGTAAGACTACTGAGGGTACATTGTTTGAAGGTAAGGCAATGGATAAGGTTAAATTATTGATTCGTTCAGTGCAATCATACGTAGCTAAAATACTAGGGCCGGAACTTAGTGACAATAGAGATGCTGCATTTATTATTGCTGATACTATTCGTTTACTTAAAGCAGTTGACCCAAATAAAAAACCGGCACAACAAAAGTTTGTTGCACAAGCTGAATCAATTTTATCTGGAGTAGAAGCTGTTGATGCATTCGCTGATAATCCATATGCTACAAAGGAGCAGAAAAAGAAAAGGAAAAGTGAAACAGCACGTAGAAATAGACAGTCAGTAGTAATGATTGCTAGTTCTTTTTTTGCTAGAATACATCCTCAAATTAGAAATGTTGTAAGTAATTATTTTACTAAAACCGAACGTTTACAAACTCAAGCATTCAAACAAATAAACAATTTCCAAACAAGAGTACGTGGAATCAAGAATAAAAAAGATAAACTTAGATTAAAGCAGTTACTTTATTCAACTCCCGATATTAAAACAGAAGAGGGTAAAAGAGTAGTAAGACAAAGAGATGCTTTATTGCGTAAGTATAATATTTACAATGACTTTAAATTATTAGTACAACCATTACTAGATGACCTAAGAACTAAAGCTGTTACTGCTGAGATGCCTGTTGGTTATTTGTATGAGTTCTTTCCTCGTAAGGTTAAGGACTTAGAAGGACTATTAAATTTCTACGGTAAAGATATTAAGGATGATTTTAATTCCCGGATGGCCAAGATAGATAAGGCTAGAGAAGATAACGGTGAACTCAAAATGAATACAGATGAACGTGCTGCTGAGTTCAGAAAGTATATGCTGGAAGAAATGTACAAGCAAAATGTAGGCGAAAGGATTCCGGGATTCCTAAAGAAGCGTGGCAAAGGTATGCTATCGGAGGAGGAGTTACAATTTTATGAAGACCCGGAGGTTGCATTGGGTGGGTACGTTAATACTATTATTATAGAAACAGGTAAAGCAGAGCTATTTGGTAATGGTGCATTGAGAAGAAATAAAATAGAGATGCTCGATGGCCGGTCAACTTACAAGGTTAATTTAACTAATCAAAACGGAACGCTCAGTAGATTAGTTGTTGAATTAAATAATCGAGGTGAGTTAAGCGACAGACAATTAGGTGATTTATTCTTTGGACTTGACCAAATGTTTGGGCCAGCTGATAAAAACGAAAATCAATTTGCTGAATTGGGTAGAACACTTAGTTATGGTCAGCTACTTGTTGACCCAACTACTACACTATCCCAGTTGTATGACTTAGCATTCATTGCTCTTGATAATAACCTAGCTAGTATAGTTAAGACTATATTTACTAAGAAAGATTTTACATTACTCGATGCGGGTATTGACCCCAAGCTTATGTCAGCTGAGTTCCAATCAGATAACGTTGGTGCTAAGATAGATATGGGTAAGATAGTTAAAGCCGGATTAGGACTAAGTGGATTCCGTGCAATGGATGCACTAATGAAAGAAACAAATCTTACTGTTAACTATAATAGATACAAAAAATTATCCAAGTTATCACCTAACAGTAGTAAGTTCAAAAAGTTTCGCTCAGAGGTTGAGTTCATGGTAGGCAAAGAAGATGCTGACAGAACTATAAATGATTTTAAAAATGGTGTATATGATTCTCCGTATGTACGTGAGCTAGTAGTAAGAAAACTATTAGAGACTCAGCCGGTCAATGCATTTGAAATGCCTATGGTAATTCAAAAGAATCCTAATATGCGTATGTTCTATACAATGAAATCATTTATCTTAAAGCAAGGTAACTTGATTAACGATAGAATGATAAGTGTAATTCGTTCCAAGACGGCAAGCGGAGAAGAAAAGAGAAGAGCTATAGCTGCGTTGATTAAATTAATATTTACATTTATGATGGCGGGTATTCCGATTGACTTCATCAAGGATATGATTGCGGGCCGTGATGTATACCCGGAAGACTACGTGGACAATGCTTTGCTTAGAATGTTTGGTTTATCTAAATATAATATGTATGACATTAAAAAAAGAAACTTTCTTTTAGCTCTTGGTAGTGCTTATGTCGCACCTGTTCCAGTATCTCAAGTAATAGTAATGGCTGATTCACTTCAAAGGAATATAGGCAAAGCATTTGAAGGAGAGTTTACAGGACAAGAGGCTGCGAAAATTGCTAGAGATTTTTTACCAATGGATTCATTATGGTACTACAGGTACGGGCCGGGTGGTGTTGCAGCACCGGGTGTTGAATCCCAAAGAAAGAAAAGGGAACGTGAAGCTAAGGATAGTAGCTCAATCATTGAGAGTTTAATACAATTTCCAAGTGGAAGACAAGAAGGTCGTAGACCTATGATACAAGGTAACCGACCAATAGGTTTGGATATAAATGAGTTATCTGATATAATTCCTTTTCTCCGGAATATGTAAACAAAAAACCTAGCCCTCAAAAGTAGATAAAAGAGGACTAGGNTTTCTATTAATTATTAATATGCAAAGTTGTCGAGGAAAAATTATAAAAAACTCGACAACATTTATTAGATTGAACTAGGTATTATTTATGTCAAGAGTTAATACAAACATTTTCTTTGGTTAAACTATTAAAAAATGTAATCAGTTCATTGCGAAACAACGCATTGTTTTTCATTTGATTCTTAGTTCTTTTTAATGAATGAGTAACGCTTGAACGTTCACGCTTTCCTATCTTTGCTATCTCATGGTGACTACGACCGGTTTGGTGTAGTATCCAAAAGTAAATATCTCTTGCTTTGATTAATGTTCGAGTCCCTCGTGGGGATTCTAATACTTCCTGTGGGTCTACATCGTAGTAGCTACAGACGTTTTCTAATATTTTTTGTAATTGTATTTTCATTATTTAAACCTTCCTAAACAGTGGTAAAATTTTAAGTAACCTCCAACACCACGCTCACCTTCACGGTTCTTAGCTATGGTATATTGGAGTTCAGTAAATGGCCCTTTGGCATCCGAGGATTTAGCACCCTCGATGTCACCATTCTTTGGCCATAGTAAAAGGACAATGTCGGCATCGTTCTCGATGTCACCACTATCCTTGAGGTCATAAAGACTTAGACCTGTTTCTCGCTTTGCTCCTTCTCTATTTACTTGAGACAACAGTATTACACTTACATTTAATTCAAGTGCTAACTGCTTTACCTTGTGTGAGATGTCAGCAATACCTTCGGCCTTGCTCTTAGCTTTGCTACTCCACGGTATAAGTTGTAGATAGTCAATGACTACCAATTTTACTCCGTGTTTTTTCACATAGTTTTTAGCTTGGCTGATTACATCCCGTGGATTCCGGGCGGTATGAATACTATAGAAAGGTAACCCAGCAACCAAATCAGTTGCATCGTTTACTTTCTGTAGATTATCGTCCGATATTACACGCTCTTGTATTTGCCTCAAATTTGCCCCGGAGATGGCTTGCACCATCCGCTTGATAATTTGCTTACGTGGCATCTCAAAAGAGAATATAAGGGTAGGTACAGCCTCTTTAAGCATAGCTTGCGTAGCTATGTATAATGCTAGTGCTGACTTACCACAAGATGTAGGTGCAGATAATGTTAGTACTTCACCGGCACCTATGCCCCCGCTGCCTAGCATTGAGTCAAGTTGTGGTAAATGGGTTCTCACCACATCATTAACGTATTCTCCACTCATCATTGCAACAAAATCTTTTTTCAATTCATTGGCTGTATCTTGAATGGCTTTTCCGTTATCTAGCTGTTGATTGACTCTTGATGTTTGCTCCTCTACATCTGACTTTATCTGCTGTGATGTTGCAGTTTCGGCAGATGCATTTTCGGCACCGAGTATGTAGGCTCTTCGTAATCTTCTAAGGTGTGATTTTTCTAGTACAATATCAGTACAATGTTTTAGTTCCATTGAACTGCTACTCTTGCTGAGTATATCGATGATGCCTGTGACACCCCCGACTTCTTCAAGGCACTCGATGGACTTAAGATATTCCATAATGGTAATCTCATCTATCGGTGTGCTAGTCTCGCTAAGATTGGCTACTGCTCTAAACAGTAGCCGGTGTCTTAGGAAATAGAAATCATCCTCTACTAAGATGGATGATACGCTATCGTATGCGGATGAATCTCCAACAATACATAAACAAGCGATTAGTTTTTCTTCAGCTTCTCTATTGTTTGGTTCGACTAAGTCTATCATTCTCGTTTTCGAGTTGCTTAGTCAAAGCATTTAAACACTGGCCTAGAAATCTAAATCGGTCTTGTGATTCTTTGGGTATTTCTCTTCTTGATATTTCATTGTATGCATTTAATGATACTTCTGTGGCTTCGTGTATTGTCTTTAACATAATTTGTTTATTCAGTTGATAGTTGTTAGTCATAGCTTCGCTCTTGCGAAAGGGGTATGATTCTAACATAGCTATCGGTTATTTTTTTTCCGTTCGAGCATCCCTATGGCTATCAAGGAGTAACCTATTAAGTCCCTAAAAATGTCACGGGTTGTGTCGCCTTTTTCATTCAGCGATAGTTCACCATCCCGGCAGAATGCTTTGAGTCTTTGGAATTTATCTTGCATTCTTAGAGCTACACCAATCAGTGGTTCAATCCCGAAGTCAGTTGACCCATCAAAATTTTCAAATGGATTCTCCTGCTTCTCGCCACCTGTATAGTCCGAGTTCTTTAGACTAGTGAGGTGGAGTATTTCATCCACCTCATCTTGTCGGAACTTATCCCACCATTCCTTGTCGTATTGCATCAGAATGGGTCGCTGTCATTTATATCAACAGGTGCGGGCTTCTTTGGTGTAGCATTTTCTTTTGCATCCAATGCTAAAGACAAGAAGGATACTCCCTTCTTGGATACCTTTTTCCATCCTTTCAGATAGTAGGCTTTACCATCCACTTCCGCAGTTCCACGGAAATCGGGATGAGTTTCTTTTTCTTTGCGGTCATTCTTAAATAGAACCCCGCTATTATTATTATCGTATTGGTTTATATCTGTCATAATTAAAATAAGTCCTCGTCCATTCGAGCTGCTGTGAGTTGTGGTTTAGTCGGTAACTTCCCGTGCGTGTTAGTAGCATCGGGGTCTTTGGTATCATCAATACAGAACAGTCCGTTCAATGCGTACTTACGGGCGTAAGAACTAGCGGCACCTGTTATCTGTGCATCGTCCATTCCTTTTTTGTTTTCTGCTTCACGAGCATAGGCCGTGGTTTCTACTTCAGAGAATGGGTCATGTGATACTAGTCGGGCCGTAGCCTTTACATATACTCTACCTCCTACCTCTACGATGTCATCGCTGAGTGTAAGGTCGCAGTTATGTTTTTGTAGGAGAGGTTTTACTGCTTCGAGTATGTCCTCTGCGGAGCGATAAGAGTACCCTCCGAATTTGTTTGTCTGACCCTTCGGGGCTTTCAGTTGCCCCTGTATCAGAACTAGTTGGTGTGATTTTATTGTCATAATATTTTTTTAATAAATTTTTAAATAGTTTTACACGGTGTGATATGTTGATGCAAGTATTTAATTCACAACTTGTAGCCCCTAATGCAGTAAGTAAAAATACTTGGTCATCTTTTTTTAAATTATTTTTGAACCGACTTGTAAGTTGATTAAGTCCAACTGGATGCAGTATCTCAGAGTCGGGTTGTCGTAAGTAAGATGCTATGTTTTCTAAAACATCGGGCAGTTCAGTCGGGTCACCCTTGCACATAGATGTATATATGTTTTCCATCTTACCTATTAATGTATTGGCCTGTCTACTTATTACACCACGTATCTCACCACTACTGTGGTCGTGGTCAACTACCCAATCGTCAGTCTTTCTATTAAGTATAGGACATTTATTTGGCTCGTTTTTCTTTCGCCACTCGGCTAGTTTGCTTGCGGTTATGTAAGTCACGAGCTTTCTTTGTTAATAATTTCATCGTTCTCATTTGGTCTTTCGTTTACTTCTAGTATTTGTATTTTTGCACCTTTCTTTGTGATTCCATATCCTTCTTTACTTGGTTTAGTAGGACATATGTATTGAATTGCTTGAGCTTTGTTATGGGCCCATCGCACTTGGTAACCACGATAGTCGGGATGCATATCAAAATGCTTATATATTATTTCAAATTTCTTCAAGGCTATATATAACTATAAATCCTGTACCACCATTGGTTGACAGTATATTGTAGTCAATCCATTCGACGGCCTCATCGTATGTCATTCCTTGGTCGGACATAAAACATTCAATCAGTCTGTCGTAGTCATAGATATAATATCCATCGTGGCTAGTGCCAACGATTGCGTAGTCGAGGCCTTCAAATTGAATAGCATCTTCTGCGTGTATTAGTTCTTCGTAATAATCTAAGTTCGGGTTTTCGTCACTCATTTCTTCATCCTTTTGTTCCAGTATAATTTGCAAGCGTGTTTAAAATTATTAATCCCTGCGTTCATTGCTTGTGCTCCCCACTCTTTATGGTAATGCTTTGTCGTATCACAATCAATACATACGGTAATACACTTAGGTAAGTAATCAAGTTTGTATTCTTTCATCACCATATAGGATTCAATAGCCAACTGCTCGCAGTCTTTCGGGTAAGTCTTGGCCTTACCTTTAGTATTAGTTCGGCATTTATAATCAGCTAAGAATAATCTATCTCTCTCATCGTAGCCCATAAAGTCTATTGAACCCGCAGTCTTAATTGTATGAGAGCCAATGATATGCTCACAGCATAATGGTTTAGTTTCACTCTCCTCTATCCATTCTAAGAATGGTTCTGCCCATGGGTCGTATGGATTAGGTTCGGCCTCTGTGCCTTGCATCATAGCCTCTACCTTTTCTTCGATACATTTGTGTACCGCAGTGCCAAATTCAGATGAACCTATCGTGTCTCCTGTTACAGGGTGTTCCCGTGTTCCGTATACTAAAGTCTCAATGTCTTGCCACACTAGGTTCGGGTGCTTTCGGGCAAGGTCTACTAACATTCGGGGTTTGTAAATTGAATCAAGGAAGTCATCCTTGATGATGCCTAATACAGTCGTGACTGAAGGGTAGGTCTTGTAATTATTCTTTCTCGCTTGAGAGGGTGTTGTAATATCCCTTACAAATTTGGGGTCAGTAGTACAATCGTAGAAGTGAGCCATACCCGAAAATGGGTGGCTCACTCCACGATGTCAACAATTTATTAATATGATTTACAAATCCTCATCCGTAATTTTATGGCTGAGGTTAAAGTAATCTACAATTCTATTCATTTTGTCTTTATATATATCACTATATTGTAAATGTTTATCTAGTTCATCATTGATTTCATACCACACTAAATAGATTTGACCATCCGTTGTACTACCCCAATGAAGATAGGGTATCTCTGCACCGAGATAGCGTAGGTCATCTATGTATCGTTCAAACGCTTGTTCTTTCTTTTCTATTGATGTCATATTAGTATCCTCGTATGTAGGTATCTTCACCTAATTTTTTCAGTAAGTTTCTTGCAGATTTAATCTGCCCGTCAGTTTCAAATCTAATAGATTGTAATCCCCAAGCTATCAGTCGCTCTTGTGTTGGTGTTATTTTAATGTGTTTCATTAGTCTCCGTGTGGGTTAATGGTTCTGTAATCTATTATGTGAACACGACCCTCAGTTTGTACCTCAAGGTCGTGGAGTTGAGCCATCATATCGATGTGCTTTGGTTCTTGCTGACGCTCAATCTCATCGAGCATAGCATACCATTCATCTAGGTTTTCTACTTGTTTCATTTGTCTATGTTGTCTAATTGTTTATTAACTTTATCCCAATAGGTGTCAAGATTCTTGAGTACCTTCGGGTCTGTTTTCTTCCAAGCGTAACATCCTCCGTTCCACATCTTTGCGTAGATTTCGGCTGATGGTTTGTGGCCCGTCTTCTTCTCGAATACTTCGCCCCAATACTTGAGATACTTCTTACATATCTCTACAGATTTTCGGGTATCGTATCGGTCATCCATATGGTAAGTAGTGCCATAAAATGTATTCACATCTTGGACTACTGCGGGTGTGATTTGTAGGTAGCCGACTGCGTTCCCGTTGTCCCCTACTGCTAGGGGATTGAGGGAACTCTCGACTATCGCTAGTGCGAATATGAGTTGGTCAAATGTAATCATAATATTCTAATCCAATGTTGGTCTAGTTGTTCGATTAATGCATTGGTGTTCCATTCAAATTGGAACTCCCCCAATGAGTACACAGTACCAAAGGTTTCAGCTAGTTCGATGAACTCCTCATCGCTGAAATACTCAGCTGAAGCGGGCATCGTTGGTTCTTGATAATCAAGTTGTCTATCATCTATTAGATATACTCTCATTAGTCTATCCTTTCTACTTTCATTGACCCATCATAGTACTCACACTTGACCTCGTCATCGTGACCATAGTCATCTTGAGCTAAATCTTGTGCTTCGTAATAATCACCTGCATCAACTTCAACTGAATAAGTGACAAGCTCTTTCCATTCTACTTTGTATTTCATAATATTTTATTGGTTGGTTAAAGTTTAGCTAAGGTCTAGGTCTTCGTTGATGTCATTGAAATAGTCACAAGCTGTTTCTATCTTTTGTTCTATGTCCTTGTATTTAGCAAATGTTGCACTTCTAGGAAAGCCCCAATCAGCAAACATAGATTCTACACAACCGTCTAGGTGTCCACAGATAACTGCATAAGTGCCATTGTATTTAACATATATACGATAGGCTTCGGTAGCAAAGCAATGGTCCATTATGTCCAATACGTCTGTATCGTTTGTAACATTTAATCTATCTCCCTCACTATCCTTTACCCTGTATACAGTAAGGTCACTTAGTTTGAGTTGTGTTAGTAAGCTTCTAAAAGCCTTCTTGGTATTGTCATTAAAGAAGGCTAGTGATGTGTGTTTTTTTGTAGTATTCATAATAATAATTTTATTGGTTAAGACACCAAGCTAATCCATCGTAGGGACTAGCTTGTAGTTAGTTTTGAAGTAAAGGATGAAGTCACCCGACAGACCAAGGTCTTCAAAGTCTATAGTCTCGTAACTATTTACTTCATATCGTGTTGAACCTACCTTGCCTCGCACTTCGTGTTCGATATAAACTTCGGTGTACGGGTCTTCGATTTCATCAAGTATTTCTTTGAGTTCTTTTACTGTCATAATAATAATTGGTTAAGACACCGCCCTTTCGGGCTGTGGTTTAGGTGTTATCAACATAAGTTGCTGAATCACCAAATATATCCCTTGCTGTTACCATTGGTGTAGTTTCGAGCATACTCTCGAATATTTCCCTTTGCTCTTTGAAATAATTTACTGCACTTGGATTGCCTTGTTTTTGGGCTTCAATTTCTTCAGCGTGTAGAAATGTAATAGCTTTTTGTATTTTTTCTATATTCATAATAATAATTGGTTAAGACACCGCCCTTTCGGGCTTGTGGACTACATATTGTCCACGTTATCGACCAAGATTGGCGTGATTTTTACACTAATAAACGCTTGATTTGTGATGAATTCTTTTACTTTTGATTCATCAGTAAGAACAACAGAGTTGCTTGTCTCTTTGCCGTTCTTGATTTCAGTTACTAAGTACATATATTTTGTCATAATAATAATTGGGTTATTGGTTAAGACACCGCCAAAAGGCGGTCGGTGTTTCGGCTATTAAAGCCTCATCAGTTAACCTGTATTGATGCTCTGACCGTCTATACATCTAGTGTATAATCCGATTGGGTGTTGACTCGCACTCGCTCTTGAGTGGTCTTCGTGACTCCCGTGTCCGTTACCGCTCAAGGACAAGTCTAATTAAAGTATGTATATAATGATGCATACTATTCACCCCTTGTCAACTAAATATGAACTTTTTTGTGTTTTTTTTGCATTTTGTTTGTAACTCCTTGAATATCAACAAGTTATGAAATCGAGTACCATATTGCCTCCAATCGCCCGCTAGCCCCTTAAAGTCGTTTCGTAAGTCGTTGATAGAAAGTCATAAGTCGTTGATAATCAGTAAATCAAAAAAAATAAATTTCCACGTTAAGCCACCTCAGAGGCTCTACAAGGCGTCCGATTTCGAGTTGGGGTCTAGGTATTCACAACTTGTAAACGCCCTGTAGGGGCAAAATTCGCATTTTTCGACTTTTCCAATATTAGCCTATTTATGAGTTCTTGAGTCAACAACCTAAGATAAGATAACCCCATATCCATCCCCTTAATATGACTTCTTCAGTCAAGAACCTAAGAATGCTTCGCCTCTCAGAAGAAGAAAAAAATGCCTCACACTAAAGGTAGACCGCAGATGTGACGCAAAGTCTGACGGGGTCGGGGGGGTCAAGCTGTCTGNGACAGCGTACACATATATATCAAGAAGTGGGCCTCAAAAAAATAAGTAATTCATAGGGTTTTTTCTTGACACTATTATGTATTACAGTATCCTTAAGGTTATGCCAGCTTGATGCTGGCTTTTTCATTAAGGAATAAATAATTACGGATTGGAATCCTTAAGGATACAAAAAGATTATACCATAAATTATTATTGACAGTCGGATGTTTCTTAAAATAATCCAAAAAAGATGGATTACTGTTCGGACTTTAGATATGACTTAGAAGTTGGCCAAGTGGCCGAGGCCGGACTAGCTGATATATTTGAGAACAAGAAGGTAGAAGTAAAGAGGGACTTAAAGTCAAAAGAGACCGGAAACATATTCATTGAGTACGAAAGCCGGGGCAAGCCCTCNGGGCTAGCTACAACTNAATCNGACTTCTATTGTTTTGTCATAGAGGATTTGTATATTATATTACCTACTATTAAAGTAAAGCAGATAGCTAAAAGGTATATAGGAACTAGCCGGGATGTTCGGGGTGGAGATAATAATACTAGTTGCGGTATACTTATTAGATTAAAGGATTTAATACCATGAGTAAGGATAAGGAAGAGTTAATGAAACAGATTACGGAATCAATCCGAGATGTTTCTGATAGTAAGGAGTTACAACANGTAAGTAGTCTAAGTAGACATAATCCGGAAAAGGTAGCTAAGATGCTTTACTTATATGCAACTGGCAATAGCCAGACCCGGCTTGTTAAGAAATATGGATACGATAGACAAACAGTAATAAATGTACTTACTGATTATGCTGACCATTTGGGTAAGTTCAAAGATTTATCCGGAAAGATAGCTGCAAGAAATTATTTAGATATGTCTTCATTAGAAGAGGATTTGATTGAAGCAGTCCGGGGCCGGATGCAGACCGGGGAGCTGGAGCCGACCTTCCGGGACTTGAAAGAACTTTCAATAGCAAAAGCTAATTCAGCACGTGAGGCACTTACTGCTAGAGGTGAGGCCACACAAATAACTGAAGACCGGAGGGTGTATACTCAAGAGGACTACGAGGAGACAATCAAGGCTGCTCGTGATAGATTGAACAAAATTAAACAAGCGGAGATAATAGATATAAATGATAACTGAAGACCATGATGAATTGTTTGATAGGATACGAGGTAATCTAGGTGAGCACTTTAGTAATTATATGTTCATTGTTATGGATGATGATGGAGATTTATTTTATGATTACACTAACCATCGAGTAGGTGGTATGCTTTTGGAGGAAACTAAAAAGGATATGAATAGTGAACCTTTAGATATAATATGGGAAGAAGAAGAACTCTCTGATGATATATCTGAAGATGATTCTTTATGGAATTAGTATTTACAAAGCATCCTATGTTGGATGCACCAAGTGATGAAGAGATATTACTTCTAGCCGAAAACGAGCCAAAGTTATTAGAGGAGTTACACCGTGCTCATGAAGGAAGAATATTAGCTTCTGAGGATGACCCGCTTAGGTATGGTTTTGATTTAGATGGTTGGCATAGGATAAGGGCCGGGCTAGAAAAACACAATGAGTGCTTAACACTAGGTGGTAACCGTTCCGGTAAAACAACTGGTTGTGCAAAGATGTTAATGCAATCAGTTACTAAAAACACGGATGGTCATATCGTATGCTTCTCTCAGAATGCAGATACCTCTGTTAAGGTACAGCAAGCTGCTGTATGGGATATGATGCCCAAAGAGTTTCGTAAAAAAACAAAGAGTATAGAAGGGTATATAAATTATTCGATGCAAAATGGTTTTACTGGTAGTTCTTTTATTTTTCCGGATACAAGGACACGTGTTGATTTTAAAACATATACTCAGTTCAGTAACAATCAAACTATCTTAGAAGGTTTTGAGTTCGGGTTTAAAGAACCTACTACCTTAAATATAGGTGCGTGGTTAGATGAATATTTAGGTGACTCAGCTTTGGTAAATACTTTACGATTTAGATTAGCTACCCGGAACTCTAAAATGTTAATAGGCTTCACTCCGATTGATGGGTACACACCATTTATATCAGACTACCTAAAAGGAGCAGAAACATTAGAAACACGAAAAGCTGAACTATTAAAGAATAAACCATTACCTGTAAAGCAATACAGCCCGGAGCGAGATGCAAGTATTGTTTATCTTCATTCAGACGAAAATCCATTCGGTGGATACGAACGTATAGCCAAGGACTTAATGAATCGTTCTGAAGAAGATATAATGGTCAGAGCATATGGCGTGCCAGTAAAGTCAATGACTTCTCTTTTACCATTATTTTCTACAGAAGTCAATGTACTCGGAGATGAGGAAAATAAATATGGTATGCGTATGCCCGAAATCAACGAGGACTTTACGGTTTACCAAGTAGTTGACCCAGCAGGTGCAAGAAATTATTCAGCGTTGTGGGCAGCAGTAAATGAAGATGAAGATATATATATTCTAAGAGAATGGCCGGATAGAGCTACGTATGGAGAGTGGGCATTGTTTGGTGACCCCAAGTGGAGATATGGCCCGGCTGCTAAAAAGATAGGATTAGATGTTCAAGCCTACGTAGAATTATTTAAAGAAATAGAAAAAGATATGGGTATAAATGTTATGGAACGAATAGGTGACTCAAGATTCTTTGCAAAAGAAAATGAAAATAATACTGATTTATTTACTAGTTTTGAAGATTATGGCATGATATTTGTACCGAGCGATGGTAAAAGTGAAGAGATAGGTATAGCTGCTGTAGATGAATGGTTTACCTATAACCCTAATTATGATATAGATGAAGCTAATAAACCAAGATGTTTTATTGATAAGGGATGTGAAAATTTAATTGACAGTCTTATCAACTATAATAGTAATGGAAAAATGGATGAGGCACTCAAAGACTTTTTTGATTTAATACGATACTTACGTATGAGCAATGGAGGTTTAGGCCCCGACCATTATAACAGCTATCAGTTAATGACTAAAGTAAAATCCAAAGGAGGATATTAATGAAAACTAGATTAGTAACACTATCAGAAGAATATAAAGTAGATTTTGACGAAGCGTTACAGCTTGCACTGGATAAATTACCAGCAGAAATGGTTACCGGAAGAGGTAAGGGTACTTGGATAAATGAAGAAGGAGTAGAAATTTTAAAGAAAGCATTTGATATTCCAGAGATAGTTCCTAAACATATTAGAGTAAAAGTATTATCAGAGTGTCCTAATAGATGTTATAATTGGGCTTATAGTAAAGAAATAGGTAAAAGAGTTCCTGTTCTTATACCAAGAAAATTATGGGGTCGATTGAAAGGAAAAATGATTACAATCGAATGCATAGAAGATGAAAAGGGTGTAAGCTACAGGTATGTCCAGAAAAAAATTCAAAGGGCCTAAGTGTATAACATCCACACAAAAGTGGAGNAACGAACAAATNGACAGACTTTCNTCTTGGGAAATGTTATGTAGATATATTAAGCACGAACATACCACAGAGATGTCACACTCGGATATGTGTGATAGAATAGGAACACCAAAAGATTTGTTACGTAACATCTTAAAATCTGCTAGAAAAAAACTAAATGGAAAGTGAATCAATTTCAAATGCACTTACTTATGTAAGTGATGAGCCCGATGTAAAAACCTTAAGATACTCATATGACCAAACGGTTATAGAGCTAGAAGCATATTTTGATTTATGTCGAAGCTCATATGATGATAGAAGAAATTTTTGGCCCGGCAAAAGCCGTGACCATCGCAAACACGGAGCTGATGCGTTTCCTTGGGAAGGTGCATCTGACATGGAAGCACATACTATTGATGAGAGGATTACTCGTCTTGTATCTTTATTTATGTCCAGTCTTAATCGTGCAAACGTTCGTGCCTATCCAGTAGAATCCAGTGATATGTCTAGGTCAAAGATAGTATCTAGCTTTTTAAAATGGATGACAACTTCTGGATATATTCCTCGTTTTAAGAAAGAAATGGAGCTAGGTGCTAATTATTTATTAGAAAGAGGTATATTAATTACATATGTTGGCTGGCAAAGAGAGGACAGAACATATTTACAGAAACTAAATTTAGCACAGATTGGTCAAATAAATCCAGATATTTACAGGGCTATTGAATCCGGAAACAGAGACAATGAATTAATTTCATTAATGCAACAAGTATTTCCTACAGCTTCTGAAAAAAGAATTAAGAAAGCATTGAAAGAATTACGTAAGGGTGGTGAAGCAGAGTTACCGATTGTACGTAGACAAATTGATGCACCAGAAGTAAAAACACTTGCACCCGATGGGGACTTCTTTTTTCCTCCATATGTTACTGACCCACAACGTGCACCGTTTTGTTTCTGGAGAACTTATTATACTCCACAAGAATTACAAAACAAAGTAATCACGGATGGATGGGACGAAGATTTTGTTGATTATATTATAGAGCACTATCGTGGCGTAAATATATATTCCGTAGAAAAAGAACAAGAGGGACAAAGAAGTATAGGTCTTACTGACAGGGGATACCAAGCTGATGAACTAGTAGAAATAGTTTATGGTTATCAAAGATTAATAGACCCAGAGGATGGTTCAGAAGGTATTTATCAAACAATTTTTCATAAAGAGTTTGATGGTGATGGTTCTACTTTAGGTTACGCAAAGTTTGAATTAATGAATGGATACGAAGATTATCCTGTTGTAATTACAAAACTTTCTGAAGATAGTAAACGTTTATATGATGTTCAGACTATACCCGACCTTCTTAGAGGAATACAGAATCAAGTAAAGATTGAAAGAGATTCTCGTGTTGATAGAAATAGTATATCAACATTACCTCCGATACTGCACCCAGTTGGACAATCACCAACAGACTGGGGGCCGGGACGCATGATTCCATATAGACGTAAAGGTGATTTTGATTTTGCACCTACACCTCCACCTCCTACAGGTTCTATAGAAATAGAAAAAACAATGGAGGGACAGGCAGATAGATTATGTGGACTTGATGAAACTTCACAAATCAGTCAGATAAGAAAACAATTTTTGGTAGATAAATTCTTGCAACATTCAGCAGAAGTTATCAGAATGTCTTATAAATGTTTCCAAAGATTTGGGCCGGACAGTGTGTTCTTTAGAGTAACAGGTGTGCCGGATTCTCAAATGTTTAGCAAAGGAGACCCGGATGAAAACTTTGATATAACAATAAATTATGACGTACTCAATACAGACCCAGAAACCAGCGAGAAAAAACTTCAAGCTATGGTTTCGCTTACGCAACTTGACCGCAGCGGTAGGATTAACATTCAGAATTTGTTGGACATTGCTGCTAATAGTATCGACCCAGTTCTTGCGGATGCTGTACTTCAGCCAACAGAAGCTGCTCAACAGCAAGTTGTCAAGGACGTTACAGATGACTTGGCAAAAATCTTTGCGGGCATCGAGATGCCAGCACGTCCTACAGGAGCTCAAATTGCTATGCAAGTCATTCAACAGTACACATCTCAACCGGATATTGCACAAAGAGCACAACAAGATGAAGCATTTGCTGCTCGACTTCAGAAGTACGCTGGTCAATATACTTTCCAAATGCAACAAATGCAAAACGCTGAAATAGGAAAGATAGGAACAGCACCGGCACAGATGGGTGGAATGAATACACAAAATGTCTAATAAAAGAATACCAAGAAAAACTAAAAGTGGTAAGATAAGACCAAAAGATAAACATTCTGATTTATATACTGATGAAAATCCAAAAGGAACAATCAAAGGATTGGGATTCAAGGATTTATCAACAGCTCGTAAAAGCATTAACATAATTAAAAAAAGCGGTAAAACTCACGCACATAAAATACAAGCAGCAATAGCTATGGAACAAAGGGCTAAGGTAATGGGCAANACTGGCCCGGCTAAAGTTTACAGAACTTATATTAATAGTATTAAAAAAAGTTAATGCCTAGAAATATAAATTTACCAAAAGCTCGTGTATATATACGAGAGGATATGTGGGGCGGAAGTTCAGAAAGTTTTGTTGAGGCTTGGCTTGTATCTGTAAGAGCACTAAGAGGAAGGCCATTTTGTTTTCAAGTATGGATAGATGATTACTGTGCTTGCTATGATAAAGTAAGAGCTGACTGTTTGTATTGGAAACTACCAGAGCCAGATGATGAACCATATGATTTAGTAGATGTTCAGATGTGGGAGTGCCTATCAAGTGACATTGAGTTATTTCATAAAGCTCAGTTAGCTGATGTCCCGATGCTAGTAAATATGTCAGATGAATTTGCCCAAGGTAATTATTGGTTTACCATTGATTGCTTACCAGAAAAACAATCATTAGGATACATAGATGTAGGAGATGCTGATTTATTGGATGAACATAAAGAAATGAATGTAGTTCGTTTGAAGAACGGACAAATAGCAATTTATCCAAATAATAGATTGAAATGGATACCAGAATCATTATCTACAGAAGAAGCTATTAAGAAAAAACCACAATGGAAAGTAGCAGAAAATTTAGTTTGGGACAAAGAATGGCTCGAACAACCATATGAATTATTTGGAGATGATAACTGGAGTTACTAATTATGAATATAGAAGATGATATAAAAGCACTAAGCAATCATGAAACCTTTGCTAGGTTTATACACGTCATACACTCACTAAGAGAGGAGACTATAGCTGAATTACATAATGCTGATTTTGATAAATTACAGCAAGTTTCCGGTAGGATTATTACATATGACCAAGTATTACAAATGGTAGATTGGGAAAAATTAAAACTAAGACACAGAGAGTCCTTAAACAAATAACGACTACTGTGTTATAATGCATTTATCGCCATCGCTCGGCGTTAAGGAGTGGAACATATAACAAACAAAATGGACGAAATCACATCTGCCAACGCTGAGGCAGAAACAAATTCAGCGGAACAGTCAAACCTTTCAGTTAAGCAATTAGCGAATAGAAGGCTCGGTCAACTAACACAGAGCACACCAGCTCCAGAAGAGGAGGCCAAAGAAAACTCAGAAGAGGTAGTAGAGGAACAAACTGAAGTTCAAGAGGTTGAGGAAACCCAAGAACAACCAGAGAGTTCTGAAACAAAATCAGAAGAGAATGTTCTTTCACAGTTAGATTTTGATAATTTATCAGAAGAAGAGTTACGAGAAATATCTGAAAAACTTGGTAGCAGAGCAGTGGCTAGATTCGGAGAGATGACAGCTAAGCGTAAAGCTGCTGAGGAAAAGGTAGCTCGTTTAGAAGCAGCACTACAAGAGAAGCAAGACCCTCTTAATCAGCCCAAAGAAATAAAAGATAATCCGTTTTCAGACTTGGATACTATTGAAAAGTTACAAGAGAAAGCAGAAGAAGTAAATTCAGCAGTAGAGTGGGCAGAGGATTTGTTATTTGAAAGTGATGGTTACGCAGCAGAAGATGTAATTACCGAAGTAGATGGAAAAGACTTGACGAAGGCTGAAGTGCGTAAAGCACTATTAAATGCAAGGAAGGCACAAAAACAATATCTTCCAGACCAGCTCAATAAAGTTCAAAAGCGAGAAGAAGGAAAGCAACTTAAGGAAGCGTTCGGACAACAAGCAATTAAAGAACTTGATTGGATGAGTGGAGAAGATAATGATACACGTAAGCAATACGAAGCAACAATCAACGACCCTCGTTATAAAAAGTTAAAAGAAGTATTAGATAAAGAAGCTCCAGATATTGGTGCTCAAATCGAATACTGGTTTGCTCACGCAACCAATAGCATCTATGGCCGTAAACCTGTTGAAACAACAAAGTCATCTCCATCGTTGAACCCAACCAAATCGGGTATAGGTTCAGCAGCTCAATCTGAAAAAGCTCCATCAAAAGCTAGCAAAGCAGTGAAAGACCTTCAAGCTCGTTTTAAACAAACTGGAAATCCCCGTGATTTTGCCGCACTAAGAAAACTACAATTACAAAAACGATAAACTATTATGTCATTCTCAGATACATTTGACCCAAGTGCACCTACTGGTGTAACTGGTACAGGGTCGGCAATTTCTAATAGAGAAGACTTGTTAGATGTTCTAACTATTCTTGCTCCAGAAGAAACTCCGGTTCTTTCTTCATCCAACAAAGAACGTGCATCAAGCACATTTGTTGAATGGACTGTCGATACTTTAGCGGCTCCTGTTACAACTGGAGTTTCTGAAGGTGCTGATGTTACATCGTTTACTGATAAGTTCTCTGGACGTGCTCGTCTAGGTAACTATATTCAAAAGTTCCGCAGAGATTATATGGTTTCTGATTTACAAGAAGCCGTTGATTCTGTTGGCCCAGCTAAAGTTGCTCAAGCAGAAGCTAAAGCAATTCGTGAACTTAAACGTGACATCGAAGCAACTCTTATTTCTACTAACGACCGCTCCGTTGAAAACGGCACTGGTCAATCTTACGGCTTACGTGGACTAGGCAAATGGTTAGCTGACGGAACTACAGTTTCTGGAGCTCCTTCAGATGTTCCTGCTGCTTTCCAAACACCACAAGGTTCTAACCACAATGGTTCTGGTTTCTCAGAAACATCATTCAATAGCCAAATCACAGAAATCTACCGTCAAACTGGTACAACTAACAGCTTAATGCTTGTTGCTGATACAGCTCTTAGACGTGAGATTACTGATTTCGCTCGTCTTGACCCAGATGGTTCTGGTGCTGGAACTTCAATCCGTGACGTTAACTATGATGGTAACTCAACTACAATTAAATTGTCAGTTGACCTTTATCAGTCAGACCACGGTATTGTTTCAATCGTAAACATGAATCCAGATTGTTCTCCGGACACAACTAACAAAGACGTTGGTTATTTAATTAATCCAGAATACTTCGGTATTGCTGAGTTAATTCCAATGGGCTCAACACGTCTACCTAACTTAGGTGGTGGTGAGCGTGGTTATGTTGACTGTGCGTTAACATCTCTTGTGTACCATCCCGGTGCTCACGGACAAATCGCTGCATTAAGCTAATAACTAGGAGGTAAAATACTATGACAAGATTAACTATAAATGAAGCCGGAACTTCCGGATATACAGATGAATTAATTCTTACTCCAAGTGATTTCACCACTGCTGCTGGAAATACTACAACTGTAGTAAACTTTCCTGTTAAAGCTGGTGACCTTATTGATGCGTGTGCATTAGTTGTTACTGAAGCATTTAGCACAAGTTCTAATATTACTATTGGCCCAGACGCAACTGCTGTAGGTGGTTCTGCTGACCCAGATGGTTTTATTGAAGCTGATAATGCTAATGCAACAGGAACTTCTGTCAATACTGGTGACTTACTAGATGACGGAGGAGGTGCAGGTGAAAATCGCTTCAAGGTTGCCGCTGATGCAAATATTACAATTACAGCTGCTAGTGCATTAAACGATGACACAAGCGGACGTATGAGAGTATTGTTCAGTGTCAAAAGAACAAACTTCTAAATAATTCTCGGTACGGGGGCGTAAGCCCCCTACCTTTTATTTATGGATATTATTACAAAGTTACCTCGATACTCTGACGGGGAGATTGACCGTGAGTTCATGAAGGAAATCAAAAAAGGATTTGCTATGGAACGAGCGACAGAAAAAGACAGAGTAGATATAGCTCGTAAAGAAGCTAGACAAGAAGTTGGTAGAACTCACCCAACACTGGGTAAGTGTGTTGCTACGATGCCAGCTCGTGAGTTTTTTCGACTCACAAAAAAGTATGGACATGACCATGTTCATTCTAAAGAATTTTTAAAATATTATAACAAAAAGTTTTCTGACCTTAGCCCAAATAAAATATAATGCAGACTAGAACCTACGGTGACTTATTTAAATTAATACAATCATTAGCTGGCGTTAATTCTTTTGCTCCTACAGAAACTGACGATATTGCTAATTTAATTAACCGTAGATATTTTGAGGCTTATCAAACTATTCAGATGTGGCCAAGGTATTTAGTTTCTTCTGAAAAAAGAAACATTAATGCATATACATTATCTGGTGCTACCTCAAGTACATCTACATCTGTAAACCAAGATTATAAATTTTTAGGTACTAATGATGGAAATGTAGGTAAACTAGGAACAAATATTTATCAAGGTGTTACTACATCTACTGTAATTATTTATAAGAACTCAAGTAATGCTTGGGTAATAGAAACAGGAGCGTCAGCTACAATACAAAGTGACGGAAACTATAGAGTTGTAGCCGGCACTACTCAATTCACTGAAGCAGATACACTTAAAAAAGATTTACTAGAAAATGTAGAAACATTTACACCAAGGGCCGGGAGTGATACTTTATTAGTAACACCAAGAAATCTTATACCTTATGCTCAAACTGGTAAAAATACAATAGGTGAATTTATTAGAGTTCACAGAAATAGAGCTTTTTTAAACACTTCATCTTTGGAATATGATTTTTTTGTAGATAGTGAAGGAGCAAACATTTTAAATATTTCTAGTAGAACTGATGCTACAGGATTTGTTACTTACAAAAAAATATTTGTACCTTTTACTACATCGGCAGATTTTACAACATCTCTAGAAGAAGTGCCTTCAGAATTTTTTCATTACATAGCTCACTCAACTTATTCAGATTTCTTACGTATGGATGGCCAGCACGATAAAGCTCAACTAGAGCAAGATAATGCTCAACAATACCTTGCGTTAGAATTAGAGAGAGTTGATGTTATAATGAATCAAACAACCGTTAACAAACGATTTTCCACTCACGTAAATAGACAATCAAGATAATGAACTCAAGAGTAAGAAACTTATATCCAAAGCCTACATTAGGTGTAACTTCAATGCAAATGCTATCTGTTGATAGTACAACTGTGCAACATCAGTTTTCTGCATTTAATGACTTAACTAGATATATTGTGTTAGATGTTCAAGATGCAGATGCATATGTAACATACACAGGTGAAGACGCTAGTGATACAGTAGGTCATAGATTATTTGCTGGCCGAAGTTATACATGGGACAAAGCAACAGCAGAAGTAGCTAAGTTTGTAGCAACAGGAAGTACAACATCTGTTATAGCAGCTTCAGAATTTACTGACTAATGCCTTACGAAAAACTAGCTTCTGCTGAGAATCTTCTCAAGGGTAATCTAGCATCAGCTTGGAATATTCTTGAAGGCACCTCTGGCGATTATACTGATTTAGGAGTAGCTCGTAGGTTCGGTGGTGCTGCAGCTGCTTACTCATTGCGAGATATTGGTGCAATGAATGGAGAAGTTGTACGAGTTCGCAGAGTGCCA